CTCTACCTTTTCATTAAGTTGAGCCTCATAATCAGTATCCTCATCCTCATCAGCAGTATCCTCTATAGATAATACATCATACTCATTTAGTAAGTCAGCCTCTAGCTCTCCTAAGCCCTCTAGCATAGCCTCTATCTCATCTTCTGCTAACTCCTTAGATAACTTAGTATCTTCTGTAATAACCTCCTCAGCAGCCTCTAAAGGCTCTAATCCTAGCTCTGCTCTTAACTCATCTCTAGTTAATACCTCTTTAAGCACATCTACTCCAAATTTATTAGAAAAAGGAGCTACATCTTTAATACTAAAAGGTACATTAATTCCAGCTACTGAGAATACTTTAGATAAAGCCTTAACTATAATATCCTGGTAAGGCTGTATTACACTTCTACTATAAAGCTCATAAGCATCTAATAACTCATTTTTACCTCCTAGCTGCCCTTCTGTTTTTACACCCATTAAAGAAGGAGATACTACTCTATGCCCTATCATTAAATTCTGTATTATCAGAGTATTTAAAGTCTGATACTGCTCATGTGCATCTGATAGGCTTAAATTCTGTATATCTGGAATATTACTACCCTCATCAGTAAAAGTAAGCACCATCTTTTTACCTCCTACTCCAGTCATTTTCCTCTCAATAGCTCTCTCAATAGCCATCTGTTCCTCCTCAGTAGGCTGCCCATCATTAAAATTAATCCAAGTAGTAGGAGAGAAACCAGTCTGTATATTATTCAAATGATACTCAGATATTAAGCTATCAGTTAAAATCCAGTTAGTACTAGCTGAGTAGCTAGGAGCTCCATATAAATCTAATCCAGGAGTATAATCAGCTATATATAATATCTGATTAGTAGCACTTCTATCATTAGGATTAAAAGCTGGTACTGCTACTGGAGTATTACCTTTTTTCCTATAATTGCTCCAGTCTGAGCTTATATAATAAGTATCTACTATACCATTAGCATTAGGTACTCCTATTCTTAACTACTCTACTGGTATATGATTAACACTAGCTATACCAGTTTTATCTCTTGTATAAATAATATTTAAAGCAAAGCCTCCTTGTAAATATAAATCCTTACCTACTTTAGCTAATAAGCCTTCTATAGTTTCTTTACTATTAATATTCTTTAATAGCATATTTACCTTACTTACAGCCTCTGTATTACTATCATCTTCAATAACTACACCCTTTCCAGCTATCATAGCTGAGGCTGCATCTACTATAGCTCTATGAGTAGCTGAGTTATTATATAAATCAATTAAAAAAGATGGATATAAATTCTTATATTCTCCCTCTCCATAATTAATCCAGCTATCTCCAGCACTCTCATAAGCCGTAGGAGTATTCTGCTGTCTTAAATAGATAGCCGATAGCTTAGAGCTATACTTCTTATCCTTTTTTACTACTTTTTTCTTTTTAGCCATTTTATAAAGTTGATAATCTACTATTAATATTATTAGTTAAATCAGTACTAGTAGAGCTGTATATCTGTAATTCTGTAATATCTCCATCAAAACTATCTATATCAGTAGCCCTAATACCTATAGCATCTATATCACAAGTACCAACTATAGCACCAGCTGGAGCTTGCTCTACTCCATTTACCCAAAGATGGAAGTTATTAGAGCTATCTCTAATTATAACTAAATAATCATCTCCAAAAGTACCAGTATCTTTATTTAGATTAGCTTGCGTACCATCTATCTTTACTCTAATTTGACTACTTGTTGTATATTTAAACAATTCATTATTAGTAGTATTATCTCCTAAGAATGTATCTCCAAAAGCAGAAGGATTAATCTTAATACCTATAGTAAAAGCACCAGTTAAGCTAATCTGAGAAGTACTCTGTAAACTATCATTATTACCATCAAAAGTAATAGTATTATTAGCATAAGTAGGCTGCTCAGTAGCATCATTCTGCACCATATCATAGCTATTAGCACTATCAGACCATTCAGAAACAGCTCCAGAGCTATGAGTAATACCAGTATCTTTTTTATACCAGGCTACTACAGAGCCCTCATCAGTAGGCTGCCAGGAGCTACCAGATACTTTAGATGCTATTATATTAGATAAGCCTAATTTCATTAGTTACTACTATCTCCATCATTCTCTACATAGCCCATCCCTACTCCAGATGCTAAAGTAATAGCAGTACATCTACCGAAAATAGTACTACCAGCTGCTATAGTTAATCCATTTAATCCAGAGCCAGTAGCATTAGCTAATGTAATAGTAGTTATTTCACTCTGTACTGGGAAGTAAACAGCGTAAAAATCCTTACTAGTTTGAGCAGCAGTAGTAAATACTTCTATAGCTCCTTTACCTAGTTGCTCTCTTAATAGTGTGTTATTATTGTCTATTAAACTCATTTTTTAATTTTTTATATATAAATAATTTGTTATATTTGTTGTATCTGTATGCTCTGTATATTCTACCTCTTTATCTCCTTTTAAATATGCTTTACCAAAATTAAGAGATTTCACTACAGAGGCATCATTCTTATCTAAATTAGTACTATTAGTTTGCTCATATAATTGATATGTATAATATCCAGTATTTATTAAAGTTATCTCAGATGCTAGATTATCTGGAGTACCAGTTTGCATCTCTATTAAATAAATATAATCTAAATCACTATCAGTATCTTTACTAGATACAACTACAGAGTATTCTACTTTAGTCATATCATTAACTAATACTAATAATAAGTAGTTGTTAAAACTGAAATTATAAGCTTTTAGATTAAAATATAAATTATTAGTAGTATCTTGCTCTAATAATAACATTAATCCTTCTTCTTTTTAGCTTTAATCTCTGTAAAATACTCAGTATATCCAGCCTTTATTAATAGCTCTACTTGAGCATCTGATAAAAACTCTAATACTATCTCTTTAGCTCCTGGCTTAATACTGCAGCCTTTATATTTTTCCTTTAATTTGTACTTAGTCATCTTAATCCTTTTTAATAAGTATAAAAATCTAGTTAATAGTAAAAAAAAAGAGGCTAATACCTAAGTAAAAGCCTCTAAAAGTGTTAAAAATCCCTCTAAAAATTAAGAGATAGTAAGATTAGTAATATTGTCAAAGAATGAAGTAGTATAAGCACCAGCGTTTCTCATAGGCTCAGCCTCTTGAGAAGTAAAAGTAAGCTCATATCCATAAGCATCTCCTAAAGCTGTACCAGTAGCAGCAGTACCAGCTGTAAGCTCAGCACCATTAACCTCTCCTATTACCCATTGATTATTATTATTATCTAGTATAAAGCAAACTAATCTATTTTGAGCTAATAATTTAATCTCATCTCTATCTGCTGCAGTTAATTTATGGAGCTTAATTGCAAGAGTATCCTCAAAGAAAAGAGTACCATTATCAGTACTTACTTGAAAAGCCTCACTAAGTGAACCAGTTCCTTTTGGTAAATCATACTTATAAGCAGTAGCAGCAGCTACAGAAGTTAAAATATTAGCAGTATATGTAGGAGTATAATCAGCTACTTCCAAAAAAGCTACTGCTCTAATACCTCCTATAGCATCTTTACAATCTAAACCTCTTCCAGTTGTTAAATCACAAGCCATATCTGTTTTTATTTTTTTTAATTAAAGGAGTAGCTTTTAAACTACTCCTATTTTATTCTAGTTATTAAGAGTAGAGTACACAATCAGCACCTACAGCATGATTAACTCCTATAGAGAAGTTAGCAGCAATTCTAATTGAGTTAGCTCCAGATGTTTCTCTTTGGTCTAGCGTTTTGAAAGTAGTAGCATCAGATATTAAATCAGTCGCTACAAATAAGTTAGATACTCTTGCAGCTACCATAGTATCAGCAGCTAAACCTGGAGCATGCACTACCTCTACACCTTCAAAAGTTAAAGGTACATCTCCAGCATGATAAGCATTCATATATCCTAAAGCAGACATAGCAGAGATATAAAACCTTACTGCATCAGTACCTAAGTAGTATTTTAAATCATCTTTACCATAAACAGCAGCAGGTACTTCATCTCTTAATTTACCTAACTCAGCTACAATATTAGCAGCAGTTAAAGTAGTACCAGTTACATCATTTACAGTACCATCAGCTAATAATCCAGTTTTGAAGTCAGCCCAGATAGCATTCTCTATATTCTCTCCAATCTCAGCACCTAAGTACTCCATAACGAAAGCAGAAAAATCTCCAGCAGTTGCAGAGTTATTAGCTCCTGGTGTCATTTGAGCAGCTTGCCAATCTTGCTCCAAGTCAGTAGCACAAAGCTCTAAATTTAATTTTTTCTTTACTGGCTCTACTGCTCTATCAGCAAAAGTCATAGTACCAGCATCAAAATCACAGTCAGCATTAGCAATTAATCCAGATGAAGTAACAATAGTTAGATTTCTTTTGTACTTAACACCCTCTAAGATAGTAACATTACCATCTGCAATAGTTTTACCACTTTTTACAGCAGCTCCAATATAACCTCCTGCCTCTCCAGCATAAAGACTACTTGTTGTAATAGGATTTCCCATTTTTTTGTTTTTATTTAATTATTATTTATTTAATCTCTCTAAGTTGTATCTAACTCTCTCTTTTGTAGATAACTTACTTAATTCTCTTTTAGTTAATTCCTTAACCTCAGCAGTAAACTTATTTAATACAAGCTCCTCAGTAGCTGGCTCTTTAGATAACTTAGTTAAGTCATCAGATAGCTGCTCATTTTGCTCCTCTAAAGTTTCAGTATATCCTCTCATTTCTGACAATTCAGCTCTGATACTCTCAATATCCTTCTGAGCCTCAGATAATAACTCAGATACTACATTAGTTATCTCTGTAATTACTTCCTCTTTGCTAAACTCATACTCCTTAGTTTCTTTAATCTTCTTAGGAGAAGGCTCTACTACCTCTTCAGATAATTCCTCTTCTACTACTTCCTCAGCTGGCTCTTCAGCTACTTCCTCTTCCTCTACTTCAGCTACTTCAATCTCAGAGATAATACCCTCTTCTGCTACTACAAAAGTAGTACCATTATCTAACTCATAATCTCCAGGAGCCAATAAGATAGTAGTACCATCTTCTGCTAATACAGATACATCTGCACCAACTTCTAATACCTCAGCTTGAGATACGATAATAGTTCCATCTACTAACTTCTCTTGTACTTCTAGCTTAACCTCAGCATCTAATCCTAAAGCTACTAAAATTCTGTTTTTTAAATCCATTTTTAATCTTTTTTAATAAATATATAGTTAATTAGTTTATTGTATTTTCAATATATCAGCTAGAGCTGTAAGTATCTCCTTATCAGTATCTACTGGCTTGCTTAGAGTAGTCATTTTGTCTAAAAAGTACCCTTCAATACTAAAGCCTTTAACCTTTTTATCTAGTATAGCCTCCCATACTTTATCATTATCTACTTTCATAGATAATACCCAGCTCCCCTTAGGTAAATTTAAGCCATATATATTACTCTTATCCATCTTCTCATCTACTACTATCCAGCTCTCTACAGCAGTAATATCATCTACTCCCTCTCTATGCTCATAAGTAGCAGAGCTCTGATTATTACTCATTAGATATAATTCTGAGGCTCTTTTAATAGTAGCCTCTGAGAAGTAAACTGAGTACTCTCTACCTTCTGCATCTCTTCTATATATTAATTTATTAGGTATTAAAGCTGCTCCTATAATCAATCTTTTATGCTCATCTACTTGAGCTAGAGATAATTTATTATTATCATCTTTACTCATAAAAATCCAGTTACTCTCAATAGCTGGATACTCTACTAGGCTTACCGCATCAATAGCAAGCTCTTTATTATCCTCATCTATTACTAATTCTACTATATCCATAATCTTATCTTTTTTAATAAATATATTTTATTTAATTATATACTACTTCTCCTTCTAATTTTACTTAGTCTATCCTGGCTATCAGTCATCTCATCAGTTAATACATAAGCCTTCATAGGCTCATTACTAAAGCCATTAAATCCAGCTCCTTCTCCTGGAGTAGTAGCACCTCCTCTAGCAAAGGCTACACCTCCTCCAGCTACATTCATACCAGATAAAGCACCTCTAAACATCTTAGCAGACTTAGCATTAATTACTACCTCTCCTTTAGATAATCTAGCGTTTACACTATCAGAAGTACCAGAGCCATAACCTCCTACCAAGCCTCCTCTAGCCATTTTAGGAATTTCTGTAGCTTTAATTTGTTCTACTTGTTTCTGCCCTTGAGCTAAAGCTAATCCAGCAGCTATAATACCCATAGCAGTACCTACAAAAGGTATAGAAGCCATAGAGCTAAAAGCAG